TAGTGCGGCCAAGGCTTGGAAGCGCGTCACAGACTGCGGGATGGGTGGGAGTGGGGCGATGTAGGGCTCGGGCGTGTTGCCGTCGGCGAGCCATGCGAGAAACTCTGGGTTTTCTGGGCCAACCCATGCATTATCGCTGGAGCGAGTGTACCCAATACCGTTGCTAGTTAATGTATACATTTTCACAACTCCGTTGATACTGTTATAGTTTGTCCACTAGCGCCAGTTTGTGAAGCAACAAGCACAGTATTTGTGTTGATATCTGCCAAAGCAAACCCAGCTCCAGTACCTGTAATGGTTGCGGTAGCCGTTGTTGTTCGCATGGCAACTGGTAATGGAATATTATCGACTGCGCCAGGAATGAAAACACGGCCAACAAAACAGTACCTTTGACACAACGCCAACTCCATCCCAATAGGACGCTGCTCGAATGGCGTGGCGACGGGGCTGATTTCGAGTTGCACCTGAGCAATACTGACGGTTTTGGAAACTTGGCCGATGGATGCTGCTCTATTTGGCGTACCAGAAAAATCAGAACCAGCATCAAGCCAAAAATTGAGAATCGTATAACTAGTAGTTGCAGTTGTGCCTACTGTTTTTGCGTTAATAGACGGGACTGCATATGTCTTTGTGTATTTCGCCCAAGTTGTAGTCAACGCCTGCGCCTGCCCTGTGCCATTTGCTTGCGCAGAGGGCGTCCCGCCAACACCAAAAAACTGATCTACTGAAACTGCAATGCTCGGTGTGCCAGTTGCGGCTTTAGCCCAAAAAGAAACAGTAACCGTTTGCCCAGCGAGCAATCTAACGTCTTCAATTAACTGCCGAAAGATACATGCGTTTCCGTTGGCAAGTACAGAAGTAACTGTAACTTGCGTATAGTTTTGCGCTCCACCAGTGTCGTAAAGCGTATCACCAGATACAAATGACCCCTGTGTAGTTGAAAACGTGTCTCCTATGGCTGTGGTTGTCCAGCGATCTGCTGGCCCATACCCCCCAGACGTAGTAACCGCAGCCGTCCCACGCTGGAATATTCCCATATTCCCGTTGATAATCTTATTGCGCAGCCCCGCCAACTGACCGCCGTTTGCGGAGGCCATTTGCACGTTGCCGGAGAACGTGCCTGTGCTGCCCGAGACTGCACCGCTGAAGGTGCCTGTGGTTCCGTTAATAGCCGCAGGAGTTGTTGCACCAATCGGGCCAGGAGAGGCTAGTGCTGTGGTATCAAGTTTGGTCGCCACCGCAACAGCGATATTGGTAAACTCGGTGTTGATCTCCGTACCGCGAACAATCTTCAGCGGGTCGCCGGGAGATAGCGCGTCCTTGGTGGCGAAATTGGTGCTTTGTGTGTAATTGCTCATGATATTCTTCCGTCTTTAGACTGAATCTCAATCCGTTGGATTGACAGCGCAGCGCCGTTTATGTTTGTCTCATAACCCGTCTGCACAATTTTACCGCTACCAGCGCCAGAGGCAGAGAGCGTTTGCAGCGCCACGCCTGTCGTGTATTCGCCTATCGCGTACTCTGCCAACCCGTACTCGCTCGCGCCCTGCGTCGGTATCGAAACATTGACTGATTGGTAGTTACCAGTAAAATCAAAACCAAACTTGATCGTCAGGAATTGGTTAGACCCACCAACCACACCAACTCTGATTTTCTTCAAAAGACTGGTGACAGCCTGATTGCCCAAGTCGGCATGATTTGTGTAGTACAGAAATCTGTAGGTGCTGGTATGGTCTAGGTAGGTTCCGTATTTGCAAACGAACCCACTCTTGCCTAGCAGAAAGTCGCCATTGCGCCGTGATAGCAGCGCAGTCGGTGCAATTGAGTCCCACTTCGTGACCCTAAACGAATCGTCTTCTAGCGTGCCTTGCGTGTTGAAGCAGTAAACCTCGCCAGCCAACGGAAAGGTCAACAGATAGAATGCGTTGCTTTCCGAATAGACAGACTTGATGCTAGACAATGTTTCAGAGAACACCACCTGCATCATGTCGCTGCGCACGTTCTTACTCAGATCTCCCACCGGCAGAGACTTTTCCTGAATGGTTCTGGCAAAACTCCGAACGCCTGAGTTCGATAAGAACAAAACGTCGGGGCCTGTGGATTGGATCGAATCACGAGCGATGCAGCCAATGTTGCCAACGCTGTCAGCCAATGACAGTGTTGATGGTGTGCTCGCGCCTTGATAGACCAGAATCTGACGCTTACCAAAGATCAGCAGAAAGTTGTTGTGCGCTGCTAGGCCGGTGATGTTGTCTGCACCGTTTGGCCAGACGGTGTTGATGTTGAGCGAGCCCGCGCTACCACCTGTCCACTTGTAACCTTGCAGCAGATCGCTGAAGAAAATGGTCACGTTGTCGGTTGTAATGTCTGCTGCCCACAGCCGCCCGTAAGCAGAGATCACGATGTTGGCAGATGGCTGAGTGCCTGCTGCCGACGGATGCTCGCTGGCCCGACGGTAGGTCGTCGTGCTAAGGCTTGGGTCGTACAGCAGAGGCGTGTAGCCCTCTTGATAAAAAAACGTGTGACCTGCCAACGACGCGCACTGCCAGTTGCTGGCTGTAATGACTGGCGCTACACCGCCGCCACCGTAGGTTAGCTCCACCACGGCGTTTGCGCCGTCCAGCTTGAACAACTTGTTGTTGCCCGCAAACAGAATCGTCAGCGTGCCGTCCGCCTCGACCAGCTCATGGATCACGGTAACATCGTTTGCGTCCAGGGTGCCCGACGACGCATTGACCCTGCTAAAGCCCTGTCGCGCTCCGATGCGGCCAAACTTGTCAATGATGCAGTTGGTCGCCACGAGGGCGAAGCCACTCTCCAGATCAAGCGGAGCGTCCTGAGTGTTCAGGCCAAAAAAGCCTGGTGCAGAGACGGCAGAAACCTGAAGAGGTTGACTCATACCGAAAAGAATTCTTGTTTTTCGGGCAGGCGCGTACCTTCGAGGGCAATCGCATCGGACAGCATATCTCGATAAAGCTGGTACGCCTCCGACGAGGCCAGACCTTGATCCTCGCCACGCTCAACCAAGGCCCGAGCGTAGGCGTTCTGCGCCACCAGATAGTCAGGGACAAGCACCGGCGTCGCATCGGATGCAAGCGGAGCCTGAGAGACGGTCAGACTAAGCGAAATAGAGTAGGTGTTGTCTGGTATCGGATACAGAACGACATTCGCGTCCGAGCCTGTTGTGCCGTAGAACGAGTAATACTGTGGCTCGCCAGTCGCCGGAATACCAAACTTCTGGTATCGGTTCATCTCAACAAAAGACAGATTGATCAGGCCAACATAAGAAGTTGTGTTCAGGGCGTCTTGCACCGTGAACTTTTGGCCGATACCCGTCAACGGATAGCTGAACTGCGCCGCAATCGTAGAAATGGCAAAGTCTTGGCGCAGCACGTTCCAAGAGAACGTATCTTCAACCTGACGCTTGGCATCGTTCACCATGCGCCCGATGAGTGTCGAGTAAGCCGTCTGGTTGTTCGATGCAACTTGGGGTTCGCGCAAGCGGATCAGGACATCGTTGATGAGTTCGAGAAAGGTCATTTCTTGTTCCTTGCCGAGATCGCCTTGGCCTTGGCCTTGGCGTCAGCTTTTGACGATGCGCCCCACGCCTTGAGACTGAGCAGTAAGCGGGTTGGCTCACCGTCTTTGTATTCTGGGCCAGGGTTACCCGCCATGCGAGCGAGAAAAGATGCCCTGCGGGGATTGTCGCCAGACTTGACTGGCGGCTTCAAGTTCATGCCCTCGGCCTTGGCAGCATCACGCCCTTTGGCGTTCAGGCCACCCTTCGGGTTCTGCCCTTCTTTGCGTGCGTAGGCCGGAGTTTTCATCGGAAGATTTTAGTCTTTGCAGCCACCTTCTTGGGCTGTTTGACGAACTGTTTTCCGGCCTTCGTGCCCTCGCGCTTGGCCTTGGTGGTCGCTGCGTACTCAGCAGGCGTCAGCGCCTTGATGGCCGCTGCTGGAAGATATCTCTCACCAGTCTCAGAGGATTTCTTGCCGGACTTGGTGCGCCAGTCCTGCTTACCCCAGTCTCGCAGAGACTTTTGGGGGTCTTTCACTTCTTCACCTTTTTGGGTGGAGTGTGCGTCAGCACCTTGCTTGCTGGCGTGTGCTTTGCACCCGTCATCAGCACACCACCCTCTTTGTGCCTAGGGCCAGTGTAGACCTTGCCATCAGGCAGGTAGTGCGTCGCGGTCTTGCTCATGTCTTGTACCCCCCACCCTTGGCCTTGTATTCCTTGGCCAGCATCTGAGCCTTGCGGGCCGACCATTCGCCGGGATCACCGCCAGCCGAGCCAGCCTTGATGCGCTCAAACAAAGTCTTTCGCATGGCGGGCTTGGTGTAGACGCCCGCTTGATTGACCTTGCTCTTCATATCAATACAGCACTTTGGCGATGATCGTGCCGCTGGTGTACGCCGTGCAGTTCGCCCTCAAATACTTAGGTGCAACAGCGACCGTGACAAGACCGTCAGCCGTTAATGCTGTGCCAAGCGTGAAGAAAGTTGTGCCGTCTATGCTGCCTTCTAGCGCAACGGTTGCCGTCGTGATGCCAGTCACTTGCAAAAATGCTGGCCCACCGGCATCAAATTGAGCAGCCCTTGATGCGCCCGTTGCTACGACGCTGTTCAGCAGCGTGATTGGTGCGGTAAGCATTACTTGGCCTTTTTGGCTTTGTTGGTAGCAGTGCGGCCACCCCTAGCAGGCAAAGTTTTCGTAGGCTTGGCAATCGCCACCATGATGGCAACTTGCGGCGGCTTTTTGGCCTTTTTGGATTCAGGTTTCATTTTTCCGTACATGATATTTGCTCCGGTTGAACTTTGCGAGGCCGCCCCACCTTTTTAAGTGGGGCGGGTATATCGGGCGTATCGACACGAGCGTAGCCTGGATGACCCTTCATCGAATCAATGTCTAGTTGATTCGTGAAGGTCACTGTGTTGCCAGACTGCAAGCATCGAAAAGTCACCATATTACACAGGTCGAACAATGATCAAATCAATGACTGTTGATGCCAAATCAATGGCAGCAGCAGTCAAGTTATTGGTCGCTATTGTTACAGTGTTGGCGGCTGAAACATAGGCTCTACGAACCAAGCCAGCTTCATTTACAGCAACTGACATACCAAGAACAATATCGCCCAAAATAACGCCTGGAACAGTGACGGTATCAGTCGCTGCGCCAGCCGCACCATTTGCTACTGATGCAGAGTCCAACGTAGCGGTTACAAGCCAAGTATCTGAAAACAAACCACGGAATTGATCGTTTCCACGGCGGAAAACAACTGCGGTTGCGGCGGCCATAAGAATCTCCTTAAATTAGCCCCCCACGAATGGGGGGATCTGGGGTTTAGGCTGGCACAACCAAAGCGAACATCGCGGCTGATTTCGCAGCCCCAACCGACGCTGCGTTACGCAAAGACGCCACGCCGTACAGCGTATCAGACGTGAAGAGCGTCGAGAGATACTCTTGCTTGTACTGAATTTGCGAGCGGACAGCCAACTGCTCAACCAGCACAACTGCGTCGCGGTGGCCCATCAGGCAAACACGCGCTAAGGCAGAGCCACTGGTGGTGTCCACGTTGCTAGACACGAAAACAGGGATGCCGTACAGATTGCCAATTTCGCCAGTGCGGATCGTGTCGCCGTTGCCGACGAACGCCTGCTCGGTATAGCGAGCCAGGCCCATCAGCGTGTTACGGCTCGACGGTGGAATGACAAAGAACCGTCCATCCATCGAAGTGTCGTTGTCGTCAAGACGCTGAATTGTGCGACGGATGGCTGCATCGGTCAACGCAGTTTCGTTGTTGCTGCCTGCGACGTAAGCCGTCGTGCCGTCGCCGCCGATAAAGGCACCGGTTGCATACGCTGCCGTGCCTGCGCCGCCGTTCGTTGAACGTCCGAGTTGGATCAGATCAGTGTCAACCGCACGGGCCAGAGCGTAGCCTGCGTCGGCCGTGTAGAACTGGCGCATCGAGTTCAAAGCCTGAACTTCAACGATGTCCTCGATAAAGCGGCTGTACTCAAAGTGGCGATTGATTGAAACCGTCACTTCGGTTTCGGTGTCTGCAATCAGAGTAACCGCAGTCGAAGCAGCTTTCAGCGAAGCAGCGCCGCGCGTAGGTGCTGGGATATGGACGGTGTCGCCCTTCTTGCCCTTAAAACTCATCTTCATGACCAGATTGGCCATGACGAGGTTCTTCTTGTAAGCAGCGATGATTTCATCGCTCCAAATATCAGGGATGAACTTGTCTGCGGTAGTTACTGTTATCGCTGGGGTGGGATATGGCATTTTAGTGCTCCAATTAAGTTACTTAACACGTCCTTCTGCGTATGCTGCGAGTATTTCATCACTCAACATTTCATAGCGAGAAGGGTCAGTCATTTTCAATCTGATCAAATCTGCACGTCGGTAGACTTTCCTGCTGCTTTCGCCGCTGCCGCCGACATCAACTTGCGCGGCTTTCATGCTCTTCGTCCGACTAGCGGTGGCCGCTTTTTCAGACTGCTGAGACTTGATGTCGCGCAACTCTTTGTAGGTTGTCAGAAGTTCGTTAGCAGAATCGTAGTCAAAACTTCCATCGGCCAAGGCGTAAAGCCTGGTGCGAATAGGACTGGACTTTACCCAGTTCTGGAAATCTTGGCCTTCCACTATGTCTGCAAAGTCAGGGTGCTCCTTGGAGAGCCTTTGTTGAACTTGCATCAGTCGGAACTCTTGACTGGCTTGCTTTGCCGCAACAACATCGGGATGGTTACCGATTGTCGATTGCACCGCCTTTCGCGGGTCTTCGAAAAAGTCTACCTCCGGTTCTGGTTCCGGTTTTGCTGCTTGCTTCGAACTGAGATTCTGCTTGAGTAACTCATCAGCCAGCTTTCGAACTTCACCGACCTCTTGGGCCTGTTTGCCAATCATCGTATTGGCATCCTGGTGAAGCTTGATAACGTCTTCTAGGCTTTTGCCCTGATAGAAATCAGGAAGCTCAAAATCCGTTTCTTCGGCGTCGTCACCTTGCGTCTCAAATTCTTCGTCAATCAACATTTTTCCTGCCCTTCGGGTTGTAGGAGTTTGCGCTCTGCATTTAACTTTTCACGGTGCTTATGGTCAAATTTCAGCCATGCTGACGGAAAACTGCCCGACCACCCTTCCAAGTTGATGCTTGGAGCACTAATTATACGGTGAGCTTCCTCACCGCACTTGCACGGCACGCCAGTTGTTTCATAGACAACCAGCGCTTCCGTGAGATGTCCGCTCTCGCAGACAAATTCATACATTCTTCTCATTCAGCTCCTCGTAGGCTTGTTCACAGACGCCACGGAGATTTTTCAGCCAGATCAAGATCGACAGCTCGCCTCGGCGAAAGTGCAAAGTTTTCTCATCTGGTATTGAGCTGAGATTGTTTATGGAATTGATCATGGTGTCAACGTCATCCATCAGATCGGCCCATCCAGCGCAGCCCATCATCGAGAACCGATCTTCGTAGTACTTTTGAAGTTTGTGATCCATTTTACGTAAGAAGTTTTTCGACCATCTTGGCGGCAAAGCCTGGGCCGAGCAAAGTGACTACGATCAGAGTGTAGAGAATGTATTCGATCCTCGTTATTCTCTTTGATGCGGCGTCAATAGACTGCCTGATTGCTTCGTACCTTTCTGAACAAACAGCCTCATGCGTGTTTAGTTTTGCGTCTGTTACGTCGATTTGTGCCATGAGTTCACCAAGTGATAGATTCGACTTCTTCCACCGTCGTGGCTGCGTCAACCTGCGCCACCAGACCTGACTCTTTCTCATACAGCGGCAGCACCTGCGCTGCGATCTCCAGCGCGATCTGCTCCAACTGCGCCAGTGTGTAGACCGAATACACGCCGTTCACATCCTTGTATCCACACTCCGCTGGCTGTCCTGCTGCTGCCGCGATCTGCGTAATTTGGATGCAGATGCTCAGTTTGTTGTTGTCTGATTCAGTTGAGCCAAACACGCCCAAGGTTGTCGTCTTGTCGGCGTACATCTCGACTGAACGTGCAGCGGCGATCTCGGCCTTCTTCTTGGCCTTGGCCTTATCCAGATCGTTCTGCGTAACGTCTGGCGTTACGACACCGCCGAACAACTTGCAGTTGGCATCAGCGACCAGCAAGGTTTCTGCCGTGGCAACTAGCCCCGTGGTAATCGCAGTGAAAATCTGAACCGAGAAGCGGTCAACAGGACGATCAGTCTCTGCTGCGCGGTCTGCGCTGATGTACGACGACACGGTGGCATACAGGTTATCTTGCGCGTCAATGATGACCGAGTTAACTCGGTGGTAGTCGTAGACGATACCAGCGGCGTTGGTGAGTTGTTTGATGATTGACATTATGTGATAAGTCCCAAAGAAACGAGCGCGGCGTGGATACCTGCTGCGGTGACGGGTACTGCGGCAGGCTGAGCGACCGGAGCTGCGTTAAAAAACCCCATTTGTGAAACACCAACACTATTTTCTGTAATGGTGAGGCAAGCATAATTGCTGTCTGTGCCGATAAAAATATTTCCGCTCGGCACGCCGAATCCAGCAAGTATCTGGACATCACCTCCCGCGCCCCCTCCTGATGATGAACCGGATTGCATGAAAAAACCGCCGCCAGTACCAGAGGAAGATGCATTGCCGCCCAACATTTCAAAAAATCCACCATTGGCAGTAGCGTTTCCTATACCAGCAGTTAGTGAAAAATTGCCGCCCCCCCCACCAGCATCTGCGTTGCCAGCATTGAACGACATAGAACCACCGTTAAAAGTCCCGTTGGCAGCGATAAAACGTATCCCCCCTGCAATTCTTCCCGTGCCAGTATTAAATGTAAATTCACCACCTGTGCCTGTACCTAGCGCGTTGCCACCAAAAAATGAAAGACCACCTCCCGCACCATTGGTCGCGCTAGCATTTTTGCCTCGAAACCTTAGCGTTCCCGCAACCGTAGCGCCCGTAGGCGCAAGCGTCTCAATGGTTGTTGTGGCCCCAGCAGGCCCAACGGTGAAGGTGTTAGTTCCTGTGACGTAGGTGAAGTTGGCACTACCACCAAACGCGCCCGCGTTGTTGAACTGGACGGAGGTTGTCGGTGAGGCTGGTGAGCCGATCGGAGGTGCAGCAAACGTGCCGTCGGCCCGCAAGAAGTTAACCGTGCCGCCGCCACTGGCGGGGACAAGACCCGGCAAGACAGCGGTGAAGATGTCGATAGGCGAACTGCCGCCGCTGTTTTTGATTGTCTGAAAGACTTCCTTGCTCTTTTCAGGCGTCACCTCGCCGCAGTCGATCTGGTCGCCGTTTGAAAGGTACAGAACCAGCGAGCCGTCGAAAGCAATCTCTGCTTTGACAACAGAAACGCCGTCCTTGCCCTCTGCGCCGTCCTTGCCGTCTTTTCCGTCACGGCCATCGAGGCCAGGCGCACCGTCAAAGCCTCTGTCGCCCTGCTCGCCCTTCGGGCCTTGGTCACCCTTGATCGTCTGGATCTCGGTCTGCTTCGTCGCCAAAGAATCAACCTGATCCTTCAGCTTCTTGAGCCTGTCGGCCAAGACTAGTGCTTTGTCCATTTACTCACCAAGCATTGAAGAGAACTGCTGATCGCTTCTGGTTTTAGAGTCCATCTGAGCCTGCGCAATCCGTTCGTTTGACTCAACGTCCATCTTCTTGATCTTCAGTTCTTCTTCCTTGATCATCAGCTCGGCCAGCTTGGCCCTGCGCTCGAAGTCTGCCTGTTCGTTACCGTTGTCCAGATTCGTAGACAGCGCGGCTGTCAACTTGGCCTGCGCGAGGGTGGGCGCTAGCTCAGTCTCAACGGCTGTTTGCTGTGCCTCGGCAGAATACTTCTGCGCCTGAGCGTTCAGCACGTTGACCTGTGCCTGCTGCTGGGCCATTTGGGCCTGCATCTGCACCATCTCTTGCTGCTGCGCCTGTGGGCTGGGCTGGCTCATTTGGTCAAGCACCGAGATCAACTCAAACCTGTTTGTCAGGCTGGAGTTGGTCAGGATGCCCTTCAGGATCAGCGGCAGCACTGGCGTATTTGGCCCCAGTGTCTGCAACAGACCGATGAACTGCTGCTGCTCGTACTCGCGGGCGATGATGCCCAGCGTGGCCGTTGGGATGAACCGCATATCGACTGACGGGTAACGCTCGGGGTCAAACTGCATGAACCGGAACGCCGCCTTCTGGATGAACGGAACCAAGAAGTCTTCTTGGAAGTTGATCAAGGTACGCTTGTACTTCTTGATGATCGTCGCCACCGCCAGGCTCATCCCCGCACCGTCGCGGTTGCCTTGGCTCACCATGCCTTGACTGTCCATCGTGCCCGTGGCCTGCAAGAGCATGCGCTCGAACTCTTTGGCGGTGCTCATGTTGTTCAGGCTCGTCTCGCCGAACTTGAACGGATAGAGAATGTCCGACGGGTTGCCGTTGACAAGGAACGCCTTGCCGGGTTTGACTTCGAACTTAGCGCCGCGCGGCAGTCGGGTGGCGTCCAGCCCCATCATCGGGCTGGTGGTCAGGGCCAGACTGTCCAAGTGGCTACGCACCTGGGCGTCGATGGCCTTTTGCATGTTGTAGGACTTCTCAACCGTACCGCGCCCCAGCAGTCGGTTCGGCACCGTGTCTGCTTGGTAGCTGACGATGGGCCGGTCTTTCAGCATGTACGGATTTTCCTCTGCTTTGAGCAGAATCCCTTCGTTGGCGATGACAACAATCGCCTCCACCATGTCCGAATATTCGTCGGCCTCGCTGTCGGCAGGGAACAGCTCAACAATGTCCTCAACTTCAGCCAGAAACGCCCTTGGAACCAGCCCGTAGTACGTCAAAAGACGCACTTTTTCGTCCTTGTACTGCGTGATCTCTTGCGTTGGCTCAAGATCGTTGTCCTCGGAGTCAGTTCCAATGTCCACCTTGCGGTAGATGCCCTTCTCCATACCCTCAACAACCTTATGGATGCCGACATACTTCTCAACAGCCACGCCCATGCAGTCATCAATAGACGTTCCGTTGGGGTCAAACAGGAAATTCTTGGGGTTGACGGGCACGATCTTGACCGCAATACGTGTTTTTTCCGTCACACCGATGGCAGCTTGATCCAACTGGCCGGGAATCGCCTGCGTCGTAGGCTCGAAGATTGTCTCGCCCTTGACGATCACTTCACCAATGCCGGTTCCGTAGATTTCCGCCATCAAAACAATCTGATCTATGGACTTCCTGATCTTGTCAGTCTTGAAGTCCTCCATCATCTGCGCCTTGAGCAGCTCAACGTCCAGCGGGTTGCCGTTGATGTCTTGCAGATCGTCGTTGATGTCGAAGAAGTCGCCCTGCCCGAAGATCGCCTCGATGATCTCAGCGTGCCGCGTCTCGACAGCCTGCTGCGTGGCGGGCGTCACGATGCGGCTGCGCTCAGAGTCGCGGGTCTTGTCTTCAGCCGACCACTCACCACGGAAGATGCGCTCGTATTCGAGATACTTATCAAGATAATTGGTGTCGCGCCAGTCACGCCAGCGGGTGCAGTGGTCGGTGACAAACGCAGTCAGGTCTTTATCTGCTTGCGTTGGCTGTTGGTATGCTTCCATTCAAACCCCAGAAATTAAATCCATCGGCTGCCAAACGTCGTCTTCGTCTTGCTCGAAGTAGCTCGTCATCGCCAACTGGTCAACGTAGGACAGTGCGTCGGGCAAGTCATCATGCACGCCCTTCGAGGGGAACATCAGCAACTGATCGATGAAATCAGACCAGTCTTCATCCCTATTAAGGATGATTCTCCCATGCTCGAACCGCCCTTGCAATGACCAAATGATTCTGTCCGCCTTCTTGCGGTTGCCGTGCGTCAGATCAACTATATGGCTGTACACATTATTCTTCCTCATCAGATCCGACAGATACGGCAGTACCGCGTTCTTCAGCGCCCCCTTTTCGATCCCCACACTCAGTGGCCGATAGTCGCGCATCTTCGACAAAATCTTGGATGAGCACTCCTTGATGTCCCACCGCCCATGCTCGATCTCTTTGACGAACCACTTCCCGTCCTCCGTCACCTTCACCACCGCGATGGCCGACTCGTCCAGCCGCTTCTTCGCGTTCGCCGCCTGCTTGGCCACCTCCTCGAACCCCGCCAAGTCAATCGCCAAGAAGTAACTGCCCACTTCCGGCTCTTCGCCGTACTTGATCCACTCCTCTTTGAATATGTCCGCGCCAGCGTTTGAGAACGAGGCCATGTACTCCTGCCGGAACGAGAAGGACGACAGCGTCTTCTTGGCGCTCTCGATCTCGTTGGGATCAATCAGCGGATTGTCCGCCGTCGTGAAATGCCAGCTCTTCCACTCCTCGGCGTCGCCCTGACCCAAGTTCCACAGATCAAAAAACCAGTTCCGACCCTTGGGCGTTCCAATGAAGATCGCCCGTCCCTTCTTGTCTGACAGTGAGGCCCTGATCACCTGCTCCCAGGCGTCCGGCTTGATGTCGGCCACTTCGTCCAACACCGCGTAGGTCAGTGACACTCCGCGCAGCGTGTCCGGCCTGTCCGCGCCCCTGACGTAGATCCGCGCGCCATTGATCAGTGTGATGTCCATGTTGTTCACATGGCTCGACTGAATCACCTCACGCCCCAGTTCCAGCAGCAAGTCCCAAATAATCTGTCTCGACTGACCCATCGTCGGGCTGACGTACAACACCGCTGATCCTTGGGGGCAGCGCAGACCCTCAATGATCAGCGTGGTCGCCGCCAGTCTGGACTTACCGCACCGCCGTCCAGCTGCGATCACCTTAAACCGCGTCGGGTCGGTGTAGACGATCTGCTGCCACGGCAGTAAAGAGAAGTTCAGGTCAGACATCCGTTATGTCCTCTGATTGGTCAATGATCGTTGGTGCAGTCTCCCCCAAGCCGGTGATATTGATCGTCACCGCGCTGCGTTGGTGCTTTTCCTTCTCAAACATAGACACCGGCAGCATCCTGTCCATGCACAGCTTGATCATCGCCGCCTGCGAAGGGTGATCATCGTTCATCGCAATCTCGATGGCCTTGACCACTACACCAGAACCAGCACTGTCCAGCAGAAGCCTCTTCAACTCCTTGATCTTTTGATTGTCTGTCTTGGGAATGATCTGGCTCGTATTCTCAGCCAGCCGGTGCATTGATGCCTTAAAAGACCCTTTTGGTCTGCCGCGACCACGTTTGATTTTGTTTTGGTTTTCATTCCACAGCTTTATGGAGACGGAATCTCCGTCCACAGCCTTGCTGTAGATGGCCTTGGCAATCTGCCCGTTGGCCTTTGCCTGGCCCAACTCCATCTCGCGGCTGTAATGCTCGTGCAGGGTCTGCTCATCCACCCCAATGAGCGCTGCAATCTCGTTGTACGGCAGGCCAATACCACTCGTCGACTCCACCAGCCTCCGATGCTCTGGCGTCGGGGTGTACTCAAGCGTCTGCAAGCTCATCTCTCACCTCCAAAACCGCCTTCTTGCCGGTGAAGTCTTCCCAGCGTTTAACCATCAGGTCAACATAAGACGCGCTAAGTTCTGTTCCGCAGGCAATGCGACCATTTTTTTCTGCTGCAATCAGCGTTGTGCCCGAGCCACCAAACGAATCCAGCACGATATCACCACCCTTGGTGTTGTTGAGCAACTGGTACTCAAACAGCGCCACCGGCTTCATCGTCGGATGCTCGCCATTGCGGCTAGGCCGATCAAACTCAAGAATCGTGGTTTGCTTTCGATCCGCAGACCACAGGTGACCGGCACCCTCTTTCCACCCGTATAGGCAAGGTTCGTGCTTCCAGTGGTAATCCTGCCGCCCCATCACCAGGCTAGACTTCTTCCAGATCAAGCATTGCCGCACCTTCCAACCCGCATCCTGAGCCGCGCCTCGAAAGTTGTAGCCTTCCGAATCGGAGTGCCAGATGTAAAAGACGGCTCCAGGCCTCATCACCGCATCAGCGGCAACGTAAGCGTCACGCAAGAACTGGCGAAACTGCTCGTCACCCATTGAGTCGTTTTGAATCTTGAGTGCATCTTTTGTTTTGCCCTCATACGCTACGTTGTACGGCGGGTCGGTTAACCACATGTCAACCAGCGCCTCGCCAGCAAGACGCTCAATGTCCGTGATGCTGGTGCTATCACCACACATCAGCCGATGCTTTCCAAGCACCCAAACATCCCCAGGCTTGGTAATTGGCTCAGGGCCAACCTCGGGCACCGCGTCCTCGTCTGTTAAACCATCAATCACCTCTGGCTCAAGCAGCGCGTCTAGCTCCTTGGCGTCAAACCCCAAAATATTGAGCGAGTACCCGTCGGCTAGAAGCTCGTTCAACTCAACGGTCAACATCTCATTGTCCCAACCAGCGTTGAGCGCCAACCGGTTGTCGGCAATCACATACGCCCTCTTTTGCGTTTCCGTCATTTCGGACAACTCAATAGTCGGGACTTCGGTATACCCCAACTTCCTCGCCGCCATAAGCCGACCGTGGCCAGCAATAACTACCCCACCAGTATCCACCAGTATCGGATTCGTCCAGCCGAACTCCTTAATACTGGCAGCAATTTGAGCCACTTGATCTTCTGAGTGTGTTCGGCTGTTTCTTGCGTAAGGTATTAAGTCGCCTACGCTGCGCTGGATGATGGTGATGCTCATAGGTTGGAAATATATCAGAAAGAAATCATTAGTGGCAAAAGTGCCGTTTTGGCTTTTTCGGTGGGGAGGAGGCTCCTACAATTGTCATGGCCATGACAACCCCCTCCCCCCCCCTGTCGCGTCGCCTGTCGCCACACGCCTGTCGCCGGACTGTCACAAATGGGCCTGACCGCGGTTGACATAA